GAAACAGACCTACTGCCCTGTCTAGTTGACATGACCTTACGCGGAGTACGGGTAGATTTAGATGGTGTAGAAAGAACGAAACAGCATCTGATGAAAGAAGAAAAGAAAGCCCTGTCACAGATAAAGCGTATTGTGGGCTTTGATGTAGAGATATGGGCGGCTCAGTCACTTGCCAAAGCTTTTGACGAAGTGGGTCTTGCCTATCCAAAGACAGAAAAAAATGCTCCGTCCTTTACAAAAGCCTTCCTGTCAGAGAATAAACATGACTTACCACAGATGATTGTCCGTGCCCGTGAGCTTAATAAAACAAATGGTACGTTTATTACTACGATACTCAAGCATGTCGCACATGATGGGCGCATACATAGTCATATAAACCAGATCCGTTCTGACGATGGCGGTACAGTCAGCGGACGTATATCGATGAACAACCCAAATTTACAGCAGATACCGGCCCGCAATCAGGAACTAGGTCCCATGATCCGTAAGTTATTTCTACCGGAAGAAGGTGAGCAGTGGGCTTCTATAGATTACTCGCAACAGGAACCACGCATCTTGGTGCATTACGCTTCCGTATATGGTAAGTCCCGCAAAGCCGGTCCGTTACCGCGTGTAGAAGAGTTTGTAGAAAAATATGTAAATGATCCTGACATGGACTTTCATACCATGGTAGCTGAAATGGCTGACATACCACGCAAATCTGCAAAGGTTATCAATTTAGCCATGATGTACGGCATGGGTGTAGCAAAGCTCTCTGCACAGCTTGACATTACAGAAGATGAAGCCAAGAAACTGACCAAACAGTACCATGAACGTGTGCCTTTTGTTAAGAAACTCATGCAAGGTGTGTCAGAACGACTGTCACATAACACGGCTAACGGGTCGATTCGCTCCCTAAAAGGACGAAAATGCCGGTTTGACCTCTGGGAACCTGATACTTTTGGTATGAGCAAGGCCATGAAGTATGAAGAAGCCATACTGGAGTATGGAACAACCACCAGATTAAAGCGTGCATACACTTACAAAGCCTTGAACCGCCTTATTCAAGCGTCTGCGGCTGATATGACAAAGCAAGCAATGGTTAATATTTATAAGGAAGGGTTACTGCCACTTATACAAATACATGATGAAGTAGCTATAAGCGTAAAAAATGGAGAAGAAGCATTTACTATTGCAAAAATTATGGAAGATGCTATAGATTTAGATGTACCTATGAAGACAGACGTAGAAATAGGTCCTTCATGGGGTACTGCAAAGGCTTTTTCTTTATCCTCCCGATGAGAAATTTGACTACTAGGGGCCTCCGGGCCCCTTTTTTCTTGCTTTTTAATATGAAATCCCATATAATCTTAGAAAAATACAAGGAGTAACAGATGGACATTGAAAAATGGAAGTCAGTATTGGTGCCAATAGAGGTTTACCAAGCGATAAAAGCATTGGCAAAGCATGAAAAGAGGACAATCTCCGGTCAACTACGGGTTGTTTTTGAAAAGTTTTGCGAATCAGAGAAAATAAAGATAAATGTGAATGGAAATGGGTCCGAATCGTCAAAAGGATGATTTTTATCCCACGCCTCCCGAAGCAACACTTGCATTATTAGACGCAGAAAGCTTCCGTGAAGGGACAGTTTGGGAGTGTGCGTGCGGAGATGGAGCGGTTAGCTCCGTTTTAAAAGACAAAGGCTACAAAGTTTACAGTTCTGACCTGAATGACTACGGGTTTGGGCTTTCTTACGTTGATTATCTGATGACAGTTAAGCCGGATGACAATATTCAATCTGTTATTACCAACCCGCCATACAAACTGGCCAAAGAATTTATACTAAGGACGTTTGACTACGATATACCCAAGTCAGCTTTTCTTCTACGGCTGTCTTTTCTGGAAAGTATCAGTAGATATGACCAGTTATTTAAAGACAACCCACCGATTCGCATCCATGTATTTAAAAAACGCCTTACAATATGGAGAGGTGACGAAACACGGGCCGGAAACGGCACAGTTGCATACGCTTGGTTCATATGGGAGAAGGGCTTTTCAGGCAATCCAGAGATTTTTTGGATATAGTTATTGATCTATATGCGACAATATGTTAGAATTAATGTATGTCAGTATGTGGTTAACAATTTTAATCATGTATAATTAGGGCCCCGCAGAGTTTCCCCTACTATTTTTTCCTCAATTCATGGCTGTGGGGCCTTTTTTATTTAAAGCTATCCTTGATACTTTTAATTACATTCTTGAGCGTAAAAGGTTTTTCATTGGGCCGGTACTTACATTGTATTTCTCTGGGACATTCTCCCGCGCCTATCGGAACGTACTCATTCCATTGCGTATAGTTAGCACCAACATATACACAGACACGCGTTTTACCTTCCAGTAACTGTTTAGCCAACCGGCACGTTGTGTGTTCCTTATCCCGTGCCATGACAACCACGGCCAGAAAACTGACAATGCAGAAAAATATTAAAAAATAATAAATTATATTATAGAGCATGACCATTACGCTACGCTTTTAGTGATAAGCCAAATCATCCAACCAAGCGCACAAAAACCAATCAGCGATGCAATACCCATAATAGTATAATCGCGGACCATGCGTTGCTGTTCCTGTTTGGCGTATATTGCTTCCTGTCGTGCCTTGCGTATCCTTCCTTCTTCACGAATCAAATCATCCCATGCCTGGAGCCCATAATGTCCAACTAAAAAGTTTTTGAGTTCTTCTCTTTGTTTCTGAAGTTTCTTTTTACTGGCAAAACTTTCTATCGCTACCTCTTCAACAGACCCGTTAAACAATCTTTCAAACGTAGACGGGTTGTTTGCATTCTTATGTATATTATCTACGTCACTTACCGCTTTCATCCATGTGGCAAGCTGACCGGATAAGTCCTCAATCTCACGGCCCATCATAATCGCTTTCTTTATTCCGTTGTAAGCGACTGTTGCCCCGCTGACGGCGGCCGACAATGTAACAGGATCAATCATTCGTTTCCCTAAAAAAATTAATTATTAGGAAAATAACATATACCATTTCATCGCGAAATGAGATAAAGTCTTATAAACAATAAAGGGGGAGAAAATGCCTAAGAAAGATATACCAAATCGCCGTCCATGTGTCACAACAGACGTTGGAGAAGGACTAGCTGTTACAGTTAGTTTTCATCCTAAAACTGGAGAAGCTGTAGAGGTTTTTATGACTGGAAGGGGGAAAGCGTCCGACAACCCAATGCAAGACGCTCTCTATAATATGGGCGTTAAAGCATCTGAACTGATGCAGATGGAAGATGCTCCTGATGAATCGTCTCAGGCTCACGCAGAGTAGCGTCATCCAAAGGTAAATTACAACGGCCACAGTTTATTGTATTGGTGTCCTCGCGCAACAGACCACGCGTCTCGGTTCCGCACCAATCACATATTCTATACGGGTCTTCTAATTTATCCATGATAGAATCACTTCGTTTGTTATATATTTTTCTGCCATAAAAAATAGTATGGCGAAAAATAAAGTTGGTGGAAATATTGCTGTCATAATGTGTTCCTCCTCATTTAACATATAATATTCGTCTCGCTTGTCCTTCTGTTATGTTAAAATGGTCTGCTAAATCCTGCAAACCAAATTTTTTCTGAGTTGTCCTCTCCATATGGACACCACTCTTTTCTACATATTTTATTTTGCCCTTGTTATCTTGCCAATAATCTTTTACTTCCTTAATGAAGTCATCGTTAAATTTTGTCATTCCATCTCCCTTCTGTAGAATATGTGGTCATTAATACGAACTGTCTGTGTAAATCGCTCACTCCATGATGGCTTGACGTAATAAGCATGATAATGTGTCGAGCCCTCCGTCAGATCGACCACGTTTAACGGGCCTTCCAACAAAGCCCACGCTATTTCTTCTGCCCATAGGTAAGCGCCGTGATCTGTTATTGTTTCCGGTTTGCCGTCACACCAGAAACTAAATTGGCATTTGTCGGGAATCGGTATCGTTTCGTCCCATGAATAGTAATAGCCCTGTTTCACGACATCACATACATTGTCCGGATACCGCGGATCATATACCCGCGTTAAAATAACCTGTCCGACTGCGATTTGCCCCAAAGTGGGCTCTCCCCTTGCTTCGAAATAAATGGCCGTAGCCAAGCACGCTAAAGTTGTAAGCATAAGCACCTCTTTCTGTTTTTGTATCTAAGAGTTTATAAGAAAAAATAAGAGATGTAAAGAAGTATTGACTTTGTATGGGATAAGTCTTATACTTATAGCATCTTAAATTATATGGGGAATACTATGAGTAAATATACTAAAGAAGATTTGGAAATCATTAAGAAGTTCCAAAAAGTAATCGCAAAGCATGGTTGGAAACCTATGAAGACTAATGATGTAGGTGGTGCTTGGTTTGGTGGCAAAAGTCATTCGGCTTTAGCTGATTATATTCCTAAAGAGAAAAATTTAGAAGACATTGATTTCTTAGTTATGGGGTGGAGCGATGAGTAAAGAATATATTATCCGGTTTCATCATACCGCTTATGAGGATTACAAAGTAACTGCTGAAAGTAAGGAACAAGCAATAGAAATGATTAAGTCCGGCGATTATGCGAATTACCATGAAGAGACTGACATGTTGATGGATGGTAACCTTTGGTTTGATGGAATATATCAAGTTTTAGATGATGGTTATTGGAGTGATGAACTCACCACACCAAAAGAAAAAAAAGCTATTAAAAAATTATATCCCATGGTTATTAAGGAGGACAGCGATGAGTGAAGTATTTGATAAACTTAAAGCGGGTGAAACTGAAATAATATCATATAAAATAAAAAAGATATCTAACGGCTATGTTCTTAAAAAACATTATTATAAAAAAGTTAGTTCTTGTTCTTTGAGTAAATTAAAAGAAAAGGTGTTTTATAATGATATTATTGATTTAGCAAACGATATAACATTGGAGACATAAGGATGAGTAAATTATTTAAAGTGACAGCAACTATGGATGTCGGTTATCAATTGTTTATTAGGGCTGAGAATAAAGAAGAAGCTATGGAACAGGCAGAAAACGTGGACAGCGATTATTGGCAAAAGGCTGACGATGGCCATGATTGGACCATGGAACAGGCTTGGGAGGTCGCGGAAGACGAATACGGTGCTGAAGAAGTTTATGAAGACCCAGAAGAACAATTGGGTAAACAAATTTACTCTGGTGCTTTTATGAATAAAAAAGTTGACACCGAAAAATAAAAAATGCTATAATATATCAAGATTCTTTTCTCTGTGTTAACAACACAACAATTGATAACAGAAAAACCCTCGCTACTGGCGGGGGTTTTTTGTTACATAAGTATACAGTATACACTATGTTCTAAAATTAAAAAAAATTTTTTTATTTTTCAGGAAATGGCGTATACTTATGTAACATTTTAGTTATCTCATTGTATTTAAATCATTAATCAGGAAAAATTTGTTACATATTTGTTTTTCAGTGGTGTAAACGTGTAACACTTCTTGACAGGGTTTTTCTTTTATGAAAGTAATACAAACATAGGCACAGTAACAATCATAGAAGTTGAGATTATAAAAATATGGCTAGACCAAGAAAGAACGAAAATACACAATTAACGCGAAAACAAGAGCGTTTTGTTAAAGAATTTGTAACAAATGATGGTTTTTTGACTAAAAGAGAGTGTGCAATTAAGGCCGGATACTCAAAAGGCAGTGCCCATGTTAAAGCTTATGAGCTTACAAACCCAGATTTAAATCCTCATGTTGTTGCTTTTATGAATAAATATAAAGCAGAGATAGATGAAAAGTATGGTGTTTCTTATGGAAGACATATAAGAGACTTACAAAGAATTCGTGACCAAGCTTTAGAAGCCGGAGCTTATTCGGCGGCCGTTCAGGCAGAGAAAGCACGAGGATTAGCGCAAGGAAACATTTATGTGAACAAATCGGAAATTAGACATGGTTCTATTGATTCGATGAGCAGAGAAGAAGTCGA